AGTGATGAAGGTGACGCCGTTGATCGTGCGGCACATGAAGCACTTGCCGTTACGGATGCCGTATTGCGACACGTTGCGGCTGGTGCGCTTGGCTGCGCCTTTGTCGGTGGCTGGCATAGTGCCAACTTCGCCAATGGCCAGCGTTCCCATTGGGTAGAACATCGGGCGGCTCACTTGCCTTGCTCCCGCTCTTTGCGGCGCTCTGCGAACGTCTTGCCATCTATGCTGCTTCGCAGCGGCCATGCGCTTTCGGACGATACGCGATATTTGCGCCCTATTGGGGCGGCTTGGGGTGTCTTAATCATTTTTTTGATCCCTTTTGATGTTTAGCAATTCAGTCCCTTCGCGTAGCCATGCCATGCGGAACCATTCGCGGTCTAAATGCGTTCGCCATAAAATGATTAATGTAATGGTTTGCAGCCCTAATAGGCCCGCGATTGCGATTTCGTATTGGTTCATTGGTCAATCCTCTAATAATAAGGTTAATAGGAATAGGGCCGCGCCAGCCAATAGCGCGGTCATTTCGTTGTCAGGGTGTAGATAGCCTCTAATTCGGCGCTCAGGGCGTTGGCTTCCTCTCGGCTTCTAGTCCAATGCTTGTCTAAATCTTCTATTTCAGCCTTTGCGTCTGCTAGTTCCGCCTCGACGTTTAGCAGTTCGGCAAGGCGTTCTGCCAGAACAACTGCCAGTTCGTGATTGCGGTCTAATGCTGTGCGGACTAGTTCGCTATCGGATAGCATCCGCAAATAGTTTCTGTCTTGTGTCATGGTTCAGTTTCCTTTTAACGTAATGATGATTGTGTAGGTTGCCAGCGCGAAAGCGCCGGCAAATAGCAGGGTGGTGGCGATGTGTAGCGTTGTCATGCCTCACCTGCCAGCAGGCGGTCAGCGCTTACGATTGGCGCCATAGAGTAGGAACCCCACGGCTTAACTTGCTCGACACCATTCCAGACGTTAATGCGTAAACGTTCCTCCCCTGTCGTTACGATTGTTTTGTCGGTGCGCTTGGCAACAGTGACACAAATGATTGTGTCAGCGTCTACAATGCTGCGGGTGTAATATGTTTTACCAGTTTCGAATTTAGTCATCTCACTCACTCCTATTGATTGATTAGTATGCGTCTTGCTCATTGAAATAGATGCCTATGGGGCTGCCACTTGCCGGGCGTTCGGCGCGGATGTCGTGCGCGTTGAACGTGTATGTGTCGCCGTCTTGATCGGTCGCGGTTGCGATACCGTCAATAATTGATGCAACTGTCAAAGTGTAGGTTGGCGACATCGCGCCGTAATTTGCGTAAACTATCATTTCATTCACTCCTATTGGTTGTGGTGTTGGTTAATGTTGTGCCGGGCATTTGTCCGCTGCCCGGCTTGCGTCGCGGGACATATCCGGCCCGCACTTGATGCCCTCTTATCTACCCTCAAACTAACACTGTCAAGCACTAAAATGTGTTGCAGATAAAAAAGTTTTTAGGGTTAATGTTTGGCACTAGCGCCATAAATGCCGCGCGACGGTGAGCCGCGCGGCTAATATGGCGTTAGCCTTTCATGAAACGGTCGCGCGTCCACCCGTCGGTGTCAGTGGCGCGCATAGGCATGATAACCGCACAGACGTCGGTGCGTGCACCAGTGCCTTCACTGTTAGGGAATAGGACGGGTGCCGGGCCGGATCCAGCTTGCGCGATCCGATAGCGATTCGCATTGCCTTTCTTGCCATCGCCTAGCGCCATCGCTATTTTGCCAAGTGCTGCGATTAGGTGAGGCTGGTAATGCGCTGGCGTTTCAGTCTCAGGCAATTCGGGGATAATGCGATCCCAAGCGGGAAAGTTACCGTCTACTGGTGTAAAGTGCACTTTGACATTGCCCTTGGATAACCAAAACAATCCGTTCACGTCGCGCTCTATAACGTAAAAGCTATCCTTGCCCTTGCTGGCTTGTGTAATTGCGTCGTGAGGCACAATAACGCCAGCCAGTGCGTCTTTATCATATGTGCACCCGGTGACACCGTGAAACACCGTTGCGCCGGGGAAGTTGGCAGCAAAGGCCATATGGCCATTGGTGCCCACGATATAGCCACGGGCGTCAATAAATACGCCTTTCAGATAATAGCGCGTTTCTTCCTTAGATACGCATTGCATAGCAGCATCAATATAATCGCATGGGATTGTCAGATTGATTGTTTCGTTTGTCATTTTACTGTTCCTTACTTTACTTGATTGTCACCGGGTGACGGGATTGCCACCCGGTGGATTGATTAGAGCCCGCGCTCTTGCATCGCGGCATTTACTTCTGCCCACGCTGCTAAGTCACGGGGTGAAGCGTCGGCTTCACTGTCGCGACCGTATAGATACCAATATCCCTTGAGCGCGTCGTTCGAGATCCGCTCGAACTTTTCAGCGTAAAATTGCGACCACTTGGTGAAAGTTGCATAGTTCATTTTAATATACTCCTATTATGAAAGATGGATAAGGCCGGTGTCTGCCATGCGCGTCGCGTAGTGCACCGGGCGTTCATATTGCCCGGTGACACCGTCGCGGTAAATTGAAATCCAACGGCCCGCGCTAGCGAAGCCGATAGTCGCGCCATATGGCACGCTTGCGGTAATAGGCCATATATCCAACAAGCTCTCGCTAGCCAGCGCGTCGTTAAGGGTGTTAAAATAGTTGTTCATGCTGCACCGCGCTTGCCGCGAGCGGCTAACAGGTGGTCGAGATGTTGCGTATCGCGGCCATATTGCACTTGATACATGATTGCATCGTTAAGCGCGGCTAATGTCCAAGTGCGGTAATCGTTTGGCTTGTTGCGGTTGGATTTGTTTTTCACGTTATATACTCCTGTTGAAATTGATTACATTAGGCGGGTTTCGACACCCTCACCCTTGCGCTCGATAGTGACGACATAGCCGCCGGCGTTTAGGTGCGCGGCTTGCGCGGCGTTCCAGCGCGCCATCATGCGGCGCTTGCCGATTAGCTCTGATACAGCGCGGCTGCCGGTTAGGTTGAAAATGAAATTGAGAAGTGCGTTTACCATGTGGCGGCTCCCGTTGCGTTGGTGTTGCCCTCTTATATACCCTCTTAAAATACTGTCAACAACAAATTGTGTTGCAGATAAAAAAAGTTTTGTTCCTAATGCGTTCTGTTTATGTTCTATTGTTTTGGTACGTCATCGGGACGTCATTGTGACGTCCGAAAATGACAACCGCGAGCGATGAAAATAAATCCGTGGATAAGTTATACAAAAGGGACGTCATCGGACGTCAATTCGGACGTCATCAAAATCACTGCAAATGACGTCCCGAATAACGGCTCGAATGCGCGGGTCTCAAGCAATCGGACGTCATATTGTTATGAATTAGATAAGAAGGTAAGGATATAATATTATTAACCTATATGGTACGTATACGCATATTCTGGCGCAACTTGTGTTTTCAGAAAAAATGACGTGATGCAAAAATGTCACAGTCCTGTTTGTTCTCATAGTTGACGTTAACGTCAAGCAATTCTTGGGTGACTTGGCGCATCATGGCAATTTGACGTTCCTTGCTGTGTTAACACAGTAACACACCTATCTTATTGCGAACGATTCGCAACAAGCAAGCTGCCCTATATGTTATTGCGACTCATTCGCATTAGCAGCAGCAATATGTTTTTCTTAATGCGAGTCATTAGCAATAAGCAAAAGGCCATCCCAGAATCTGCTACTGCTAATCATTCGCTTTCGCGTCGAGCGGGGGGTGGGGGGTGCCCGGGCCGAGCGCCGCGTGACTGACACGGGCACGGGTCGCAAACAATTTTTTTATTTTCAGGCGTTGGAGCAAACAATTTTATTTTTTTTAGAAAAAAGGTTATTGCTAACTGCACCAAAGCCTGTTGCATCCAAACGACAACTAGATTATTGTCTGCTCAATGACTTTCTACTCACTGCCATTTACACCAGAGCGGACGCAGGCCACCGAGTCGCGGCTGGAGGCAATCTATGAAGCTGCCCGCTACGGGCTAAAGGGTGATAGCCTCGCTATGGCGGCTGGCATGACCCCGCGGCAATTCCGCGTGCTGGCGGAGTCTGACCCGCTGGTTGAGATGGCTGAAGCCAAGGGACGCAGCGAAGGTGAATACACCGCCGGCAAGACCATGTACGAAGCGGCGCGCGATGGCGACGCTAAGGCTGCGCTGGAAATACTGAAGCATCAGCACGGCTGGGTAGCCAAGCAGCAGATTGACGTGAACATCGACCAGCAGATAAGCATCACAGGCGCGCTGGAAAAAGCACAGACGCGCGTCATCGAAGGGCTGTACACTGACGTGACAGCGCCAGCGCAGCTAGAGGACAACACAAATGCAAGCGCCAATATACTCAGCTCAAGACGAAATGGAACTAATGGCAAGGTTGTGGAGTCCGTCCCTGAAGGATGACCCACTAGCATTTGTCCTGTACACATTCCCGTGGGGCCAAGCAGGCACGCCGCTGGAACACTTCCCCGGCCCACGTAAATGGCAGCGCCAGATACTCGCTGACTTGCGTGACCACATCAAAGAGAACAACGGTAAGGTTGACTTCTCAACTGCACGGATGGCGATTGCATCAGGACGCGGTATTGGCAAGTCTGCCCTAGTCTCATGGCTAACCATCTGGATGCTGTCCAGCAGGATCGGCAGCACAACCATCGTGTCGGCAAACTCCGAAGCGCAGTTGCGCTCGGTCACATGGGCAGAAATTACCAAGTGGCTGGCCATGTCACTCAACAGTCACTGGTTCGAGATAGCAGCCACACGCATCATGCCAGCCAAGTGGTTGACGGAACTGGTCGAGCGCGACCTGAAGAAAGGCACGCGCTACTGGTCCGTCGAAGGCCGGCTGTGGTCTGAAGAGAACCCTGACGCGTACGCGGGTGTTCACAACTTTGACGGTGTGATGCTGATCTTCGACGAAGCCAGCGGTATACCTGACAGTATATGGTCGGTGAGTGATGGTTTCTTTACAGAGAATACACCACATCGGTTCCATCTGGCGTTCTCCAACCCGCGGCGCAACACCGGGTATTTCTACGAGACGTTTCACAGCAAGCGGGCGTTCTGGTCAACACGCACAATCGACGCCCGCGATGTCGAGGGTACGGACAAACACCTGTACCAGCGCATCATCGACGAGTATGGGCCAGACAGCTACCAAGCCAGTGTTGAAGTCTACGGTAACTTCCCCAGTGAAGGGGACGATCAGTTCATCGGCAGCAATCTGGTAGATGATGCCATGAAGCGGCCACCTGTCAAAGATGACACAGCGCCCATCGTGATAGGGGTAGACCCTGCACGCTTCGGGGCGGACGCCACCGTCATCGCCATACGGCAGGGCCGTGACATCCTAGAGTTGCGGAGACACCGCGGGGCTGACACGATGGAAGTGGCTGGCTACGTCATCGACGCCATAGAGCAGTTCAAGCCTGCGTTGGTCTGCATCGACGAAGGCGGCCTAGGCGCCGGCGTCGTGGACCGGCTGAAGGAACAGCGGTACAAGATACGCGGCGTGAACTTCGGCAACAAAGCCAAGAACCAGATCATGTGGGGCAACAAGCGCGCAGAGATGTGGGGCGCCATGCGTGACTGGCTCAGAACCGGACACATCCCGACAGACAGGTTCCTGAAGACAGACCTCATCAGCCCGCGCACCAAGCCGGATAGTAAGGGAACGTTGTTCCTCGAAAGCAAGAAAGATATGAAGTCACGCGGGTTGGCGTCACCTGACGCAGCGGACGCCATAGCGGTCACGTTTGCATTTCCTGTCGCGTCAATAGATATTCGACAAGGACGCGTTGACAGACGACGCACAAGCGGGTATTCTCCCGCTGGAGTTTCTACAAGCTGGATGGGGTCTTAGTCATGGTAGCCAAAAAAGGCTTGTATAGCAACATTCACGCTAAACAGGCCCGCATTGCCGCTGGATCAGGCGAGAAAATGCGTAAGCCCGGTACTAAGGGCGCACCCACCGCCAAGGCTTTCAAAGAAAGCGCCAAAACAGCCAAACCAGCTAAGAAGGGTAAGTAAATGCCAGCCAAAAAACCAACTATGCGTGAGAATATTTCGTCACGCCCGACCGACAGTTCTGGTCGCCGCGCAACAGATGCAGACCTTGGCATAGGCCCCGGCGTTGCTGCCATCCGCAGGGCAGCCGCTAAAGAAATCATGAGGCGCGAAGGCACAACAAGCCCAGCCGGCGGACGCGCTGCTGCTGGGGCTGGTGCCGCCGCTGCAAGCGCGGCTGCTGCTCTCGCGGCGTCAAAAATTAAACCCATGCCAAAAATTAAACCTACGCCAGCACCTAAAATGTCGAAACCTGTACAAGTCATTCGCACGACCCAAATGTACAAGCCAACGCCAACGGCAAAGAAACGCTAAAGTGCCTCTGGTCAAGTCGCCCAGCAAAGCCGCGTTTCGCAAGAACATCAAGGCTGAGGTAAACGCCGGAAAACCTGTCAAACAGGCCGTTGCAATCGCGTACAGCGTAAAACGCGAAGCCGCTAAAAAAGGTAAAAAGTAACCACAATGGCTGATCCGACAGGTATTAACAAAGTAGGCGACGTAGCTGACATCGGTAGCGATCCAGCGAACACCCGCGGTGACCCTGATACAATGGCAACTATGCGCCATCGTATGCAGATGGGTATGGCGGCGCTGTCGGACAGCCGAGAAGATGAACTAGACGATCTACGGTTTATGGCCGGCAGCCCTGACAACCAGTGGCAGTGGCCAGCCGACGTGTTGGCGACCCGCGGAGCGGTGCAGGGCCAGACGATCAACGCACGGCCATGCTTGACAATCAACAAACTGCCGCAGCACGTCCGTCAGGTGACGAACGAGCAACGCCAGAACCGCCCAGCAGGTAAAGTAATACCCGTCGATGACACGGCTGACGTTGAAGTCGCAGCTATCTTTGACGGCGTCGTGCGGCACATCGAATATATGTCCGACGCTGATGTCGCCTACGACACAGCTTGCGACAATCAGGTAACGTATGGTGAAGGTTACATCCGTCTAATTACAGAATATTGTAACGAAGAAACCTTCGACCAAGACGTTCGTATTATGCGCGTCCGCAACTCGTTTTCAGTTTACATGGACCCAACGATCCAAGACCCATGCGGTTCTGACGCTGAATGGTGTTTTGTCACGCAGGACATGACCAAAGAAGAGTATGAGCGCACGTTCCCAGACGCGTCGCCTATTTCGTCAATCATGTCCACCGCTGTTGGCGATGAAAGCCTGTCCGCATGGCTTGACGAAGACACTGTCCGCATCGCGGAGTATTTTTACTACAAACGCAAGCGTGAAACGCTGAATTTGTACCCTGATAACGTATCTGCGTTCAAAAACACCGACATGGATAAGCAACTGCGCGCCATGTACGGCAAACCTGTCCGCACACGCGAAGTAGACCGCAAAAAAGTCATGTGGATGAAGACCAATGGCTATGATGTGCTTGACGAACGCGAGTGGCCCGGTAGCTGGATACCTGTCGTGCGCGTCGTGGGTAACGAATTTGAGGTACAAGGCCAGATTTACGTATCGGGTCTGGTCCGCAACGCCAAAGACGCGCAGCGTATGTACAACTATTGGACCAGCCAAGAGGCAGAAATGCTTGCGCTGGCTCCAAAAGCGCCATTTATTGCATATGGCGGCCAATTTGAAGGCTACGAGAACCAGTGGAAGACTGCCAACACGACCAACTGGCCGTATTTGGAAGTCAATCCAGACGTCACAGACGGCGCTGGGAACGTATTACCGCTTCCGCAGCGTGCAGCACCCCCGCTGCCGCAAACAGGGCTCATACAGGCTAAAATGGGCGCTGGTGAGGACATCAAGTCCACTACCGGCCAGTATGACGCATCGTTGGGCCAGCAAGGCAACGAACGGTCTGCAAAAGCTATCGTCGCACGCGAAAAGCAGGGCGATGTTGGCACGTACCACTATGTAGATAACTTAGCCCGTGCGATCCGTCACATTACCCGCCAGCTTG